AAGCGGTGGCGGAGCAACTTGCAAAATAAAATACTTTCATGGTTCAGGCGGTGGAGGAGTCGTAACAAAAGGAGCAATCAATTTAACACGAGCTTTGGAAATGGCAGAGGATTTCGACGTATTCACAATGGGACACATTCATGAAAATGCAGCTCGTAACGACGTAAGAGAAAGTTTAGATTTTCACCCATTAATCGGGTATCGAGTTCAACAAAAGCAATTACACTTGATGATTACCGGAACATACAAAGAAGAATACGGAGCTGGAGCAGGAGGTTGGCACGTTGAACGCGGAGCACCACCAAAGCCACTTGGAGGTCGTATTTTAACATTCAAAATTGTTCGTGAGCAAAAAGATAAAGTATCACGTTATTATAAATATATCGATTCACATAAATTTAATTTGTAGATTTACATCGATTCGTTTTTTGTTTGATTGGTTAGGAAAGGAGTTGTTTGACATGGCAACTCCTTTTTTATGCACGAATATTTTGTAAATTTGACTAAACATTCAAGACATGGAAAGGAAGAAAACGACATCAAAAACACCCACGAAAACACCTCCGAAAAAACGAGGTCCGAAAGCCGTTAAGAACACACCCGAAAACTTTTTCAAAGTATTGCAATTGATTGAATACGAAGGACTTAGCGAAAGAAAGGCAAGAGAAAGGCTAGGAGTACACCCCGATTTGTTTGAAAAATGGCTGGATTCTGACGAATTAAACGCGAAACAATACGCGCGTGCATGTTCTAAACGTGCAGACTTAATTTTCGATGAAATCAAGGAACTTGCCGATAAACAAGGCGAAGACGTTTACATTGATGCTGACGGAAACAAACGCGTTGACCACAACGTAATTCACCGTAATAAATTGCAAATTGACACACGCAAATGGATGCTTTCTAAAATGCAACCGAAAAAGTACGGTGATAAAATTGACATCACTAGCGATCACGAAAAATTAAATCCGGTTGCTCAACACATACCTACCGAAATAATCAAGCAAATTGCAGACAAGTTATAATGAAATTGAGGAAATATTAAGGCTTGGAGCAAAGGATAATTTCGTACTTTTTTGCTATTACTACAATTACGACTTTTTCAAGGCGCGCCCATTCTTGAAAGAAATAGCGCAAGCATTCCAAGAAGTTGCCGATGGTGACATCAAAACGCTTTCGGTATCGTTACCGCCACGCGCAGGAAAATCGTACATAACAACGCTTTTTTGCGCTTGGATTCTTGGTAAATACCCCGAGGAAAGCGTAATGCGAAATACTTGTTCAGCTCGATTAGCTGAAAAACTTTCATACGATTCACGTGACGTTGTAAAGAGCGAAAAGTTTGCAAAAGTATTTCCACGCGTTACATTGTCAAAAGATAAAGCCAGTGTAAGCGGATGGAACACAAATCAATCGAAACAAGTAGGCTATTTCGGTCAAGGAGTTGGTGGTACGATTATCGGGTTCGGTGCGTCAAAACTAGCAATCACCGATGACCTTTTTCGTTCAATGGAAGATGCGATGTCGGAAACGATACGCGAGAAAACACATTCATGGAAAGAGGCAACGCATGATTCACGTAAAGAAAGTGGATGTGCCGAAATTGATATTGGTACACGTTGGACGCGTGACGATATTATTGGAAAGAATGCCGAAAATGGATATTACGACAAGCAAATCATTGTACCGGCACTTATCGAAGTTGATGGAGAATTGCGCTCATTTTGTGAAAGCGTAATGACAACAAAGGAGTATTTGTTGAAAAAGGAAAAGACACGTGAAGAAATTTGGCAAGCCGAATACATGCAAACACCTGTCGACATCAAAGGGCGTTTGTTTGAAGATTTACGCTATTTCAAAGACATTGAAGCAGTTAAAAAACATAGCGAAGGCGCATTTGCTTATATTGACGTTGCCGATGAGGGAGGCGATTTCTTGTGTATGGTAGTCGGTCATGTTGTTAACAAAGACGTGTTCATAACCGATGTAGTGTTCACCAAGGCAAATGTTGACGTAACAATCCCACGCTGTGCGATGGTGCTAAATGACAACAATGTAAGCTATTCACGTGTTGAAACCAACGGAATGGGCGCAATATTCATTAAGATGCTTCGATCACAAACAAAGACGAAATTGCTTCCGGTTACAAATAACCAAAATAAAGAGACTAGAATTATAATGAATTCAAGTTATGCACTAAGACGTTTTAGATTCTTGGATAATCAAATTGGTGAATACGGTCAATTCATTCACAACTTGAAGAACTACCAAAAAGAAGGTAAAAACAAGAATGATGATGCACCGGATGCCGTTACCGGATTCGCGCTATTTGTTCAATCAATGCTCCCGAAATTAGATTCCTAACAACTTGCGTTTTTCATCCTCGGATAATGAAGGTAAAATTTTAGTTATTTTATCAACTGCCGTTGCGCGTTTCAAGAATGATTCAGCCGATTTTGTTTCGTCCGATTTAAGAACCGAAATGTGTGTGAAATCAGGAACTAAATACATTCCTTGCTTATCAAGTCCGATTTGCTTTGTGATTTCATCATAAATGATTTCGGTTGCTGGAATGATTGTCGAGTTATACGCTTGGCGTTCCCCCATTTCAACGTTGGAGAATGTAGACCCTTTGCCTCCTTCACCTTGTCCGAACATGTGTTGATTTAATCCAAACGCGTCAATAATTGCTAATTTGTCCGCGTTCAATTCTTCAAACAACATCAATTCCTTAACTGGGAATGTCATTGGGTCAAACTTCAAATTTTTATCCGTTATAATGACTTCGCCTTCATTGCGAATCTTCATATCCTTGCGAATCTTTTTGATGTCCTCATCTTCAATCGGCATGGCGGAAATACCGTCCGAGTTGTTACCGGACAAAATACCAAGTGAAAACATATTCACAAGCAAAACGTTTCTCTTTACATATTGCTTTTCTAAGTTTGACAACGGCATTTTCAAAGCGTCAATTTTTGACTTTGAATCAAATAGATTAATACCGTCAATTTCCGAAATGTAAATCACCTCATCGGGCATGAAGTCTTGAAAGTTATCGATTCGAGATGTTGGTATTTGGAATTTCTCGATAAAACTACCTAAGTCAACCGAAATCAAATTCTTTCCGGTAGGTACGATTTTCACGTTGTTGAATGCCAAAGGCAAAAGTTGTAATTTACCAAACGATCCATTTGGCGCATATACTAAAACGTTGTTTGTTACGCATTGATTGATAGCAATCATTTTCATCATTTTACCCCATGATTGCATTGCGTTTGGTCTATCAATTAGCTTAAAAATTGGCTGTGATTTGTTTTCAATCACTTTTCCTTTTGAATCGACAATGATTGGGTTTGCACTTGCAACCATGTCGGCATATCGATTAATTACGGCATTTAGTTCAGGAATGGTATTGTATAATTTCCATTTATCGGATGTGTTTACCCATTGAGGCGTTACCGTTCCGATTTGTTGTGTGGTGTAGTAATTTGTGTTACCCCATCCAAGCATGGAGAAAAATTTGTTAAGAATATCCATTTCACAATTTTTTTATAATATTCACAAATTTAGATTAATTTTGATTCAAATACTTTTAAGATGAGTAATTTAACACCCAAAGAAATAGAAGCGATTAAGCAAATTAAAACGATTGTTAAGTCATCTAACGAAATTGTAAAGAAATGACAAGAGAGGAAAACATCAAGCAAATACTAGCAAACAAGGAGCTTTTATTGGCTAAAAAAACGAGCGCGATTAAGCATGGAGATGTTATTTTTGCTTCTTATGGGGATGTCAATAATAAATTAGAAATCCAAAAGCAAGACGGCGCGGATTCATTCCAAGTTGGGCAATTAAAACTTTCATTGTGTATCAATACTTCAAATGTAATTGATTCACACATGGATTGCCATATTCCAGGACTTTGGAAAAAATCACTTTCCGAAACAAAAATGCTTCACTTGTTACAAGAGCATGAAATGGAATTTGAATACGTGATTGCGGATTCAATCAACAACGAATTCGTTGCAAGCACAAAACAAATCGCATGGTCTAAATTTGGCGTGCCATATGAAGGAAGTACACAAGCGTTGATTTTTGATGTGACAATCGATTCGAAACGAAATCCTTTTATGTTCGATCAATACAAGAATGGATATGTATTGAATCACTCCGTTGGGATGCGTTACGTTAAAATCTTCTTATGTGTAGACACCAATGAGCCAAGTTACGCAAGTGAAAAAGCGAATTGGGATAAATACTACCCTCAAGTAGTAAACAAAGAAGTTGCCGATAATTACGGCTATTTCTGGGCGGTTACCGAAGCGAAAGTAATCGAAGGTAGTGCCGTAGTAAAAGGTTCAAATTCAATCACTCCAGTGATGTCAATCACCGAGTTAACAGATAAAAGTTATTGCGACACGTGTCAACAAGATACGCCAAGTCTATCCGCGGATTGTGGCGATA